GAAGTTCGTCTACCATACCTTTAAAATCTGATAGATCTTCTTGTGTTAATAAATTATTTAAATGAGGTTCTTCTTTTTGTATAAGGTCTTTAACGTCTTTTTTCATAGCTTTATCCTTTATAGTTGTTTCTTATATATACTATCTAAAATATATTACAAGTCTTAACTGTCTGTAAATGTTCTTGTAACTGATGCACCAGCACCTGTAAATTCTTCTACAGGATTAAGATATGTTCCAGGAGCATTTAAACCACCACAAGCTAAAGCAGCTGTTTGAGTTCCTGATGCTTGCCCTGTTATTTCTCTAGCTGTATTTAAATCTCCATCTTCAGTCCAGTTAGTTCCATTCCAAGACTCTGTTACACCATACCATGAGTTTGGTGGTTTTAAACCTCCAAAAACAAGACCAAGTGTATTTGTCCCTGCTCCCCCTAAATCTCTTCTTGCAGTATTTAAATCATTAACTTCAGTCCAGTTTGTTCCATTCCAAAGCTCTGTTTCTCCAGATCCATTTACATTAGGTGAATTACCAACATTTCCTCCTACACAAAGCGCAGCTGTATAAGTTGCACCAACTCCAGCTATTGAAGATTTAGCAGTATTTAAATCATTAACTTCAGTCCAATTCGTTCCATTCCAAGTCTCTGTGTTTGCTATTTTAACAGTTCCATTAAAACTACCAAAACTTAATGAGGCTGTGCTATCTGCTCCAGCTCCACCAGGATATCTTTTTACTGAATTCATATTATTTACTTCAGTCCAGTTTGTGCCATTCCACAACTCTGTTGATGCTCTGTCTCCAGATGCAGTCGGAGAAGCTCCTGGATCATTTCCACCAAAAAATATCATTGATGTCGTTGTTCCTGTTCCCCAAACTCCATATCTTCCTTCATTAACATTATTAAGTTCTGTCCAACTACTTCCATTCCATGATTCTGTATTTACATCACTTACAGTACTTGCTCCGGTTGCCATTATGGCACTCGATGAAGGCGATACGGAAGATGCTGCACCTCCCCACCTAGTTGTGCTCATAGCAGTAGTTGTAGTCCAAGCTCCTGCAGATGTACGTATCGAACCTTTTAAAACATTAGAAGTTGTATTATACCAAACTTGTCCTTCAACAGGATTTGATGGATCGGTTGCTACCGCTT